CATCAGCCCACATATGTATGCGTGCGTGGTTGTTTTCGGATGCAACTACTTTTATGCCATTATCCGCCGTTTCAAAAGTTTTAACGTTGTCGTAATAGAGTTCTACGGCTCCATCTGCGTTAGCAACTAAGCCATTTTCACCATGTTTAGGATTGATAGCAACTACTTTACCAGCATCACCATTTCCTTGTAGGATTAAATGCCCACCTCCAGCAACATTATTAACATAGCTATTAGTACCATCGTTATAAAGCCATAGGTCTTGTCCAGTACCAAGTTTTATTGCATGTGAGTCGTTAAAAAATAAATCACCCGTTACTTTAGCTCCAGCACTGGTCGTCTCAAGCTTCTTACTGTTGTCGTAATAGAGTTCTACGGCTCCGTTAGCAACAGCTTGGAAATATAACTCTGAATTATCTGCTTTTCTAAATCTAATATCATCACTTTCTATAAAGAAAGCACCGCTACCAGAATTGTTTATATACGAAGAACCCCAACTACCATGATGATAAATCTCTAAATCATTACCTGCACCAAACTGGACTTTAACGTTATCTCCGAATTGAAGAGCTGCATCTAATACTTCTATATGTTCAGCACCAACTGCATCGTCTGCAATCTTAGCTCCTGTAACTGAGTCATTCTCTAAACTAACTTTTGCTGTGTTAGCAGTTCTTTCTGTATTTATAGCATTAGCTAATTTATCTGTGGTGACAGCATCATCGGCTATACCTGTAGTTTTAATTTGTGTTAATGCCATAGTTATTTAGCCTCCAATGCAGCGACTTTTGTTTCTAGTGTTTCGATTTTTGTATTTAGTTCTTTTATTGCTTCAAGCAAAGGTGCTATCAAACCGCTATATTGCAATGTCTTTTGACCTTCTTCACCTTCGACTAGCTCAGGATAAACTTTTTCTACCTCTTGAGCAGTAAGACCTAATGATTTAACTCCAGTAACTTTCTCAGTATCTTTAAATTTATAGGAATATCCATTTAATTGTTTTAAGTTAGCTAATGAATTAGATAAAGGTTTAATATTTTCTTTAAGTGCAATATCAGATGTTTCATTTACAGTTCCATAAACAGTACAACCTGAGCTAGTTGTTACAATTTTCTGAGAGGCATTGTGGTACACCCTCGTCTCACCGTCGGGGTCTATGTAACCAACAAAAGATCCATTGTTTTTTTGCCACTTAAATTCCCCATCATTTCTAAAAATAAAACTGCCTGTAGTATTAATAAGGTACGAATCAGTTCCATTATGATAAATTTGCAGATCTGACCCTGTTCCAAAATTAGCTACCTGACCGTCGTAGAAAGATAAATCTCCTCCCATCTGACAGCCGCCAGCGTAAGTTTCAAACTTCTTTGAGCCATCATAATAGAGTTCTACGGCTCCATTTTGAATACCTCTAATTATCTCTTCATTACCAGCTCCATTGTAAACCGCAAAAATATTTCCTGTCCTTAGATATAAACTATGTGAAGCACTGTGGATTCGAGACGTACTTCCATCATGGTAGATTTGTAGATCTCCGCTATCACCCCATTGAGCGTAAACATTATCTTTATAAGTCCACTTAGCAGTTGATTGATCCCAGTCAATATCTTTACCAGCTTGGTTTCCATTATCAAAGAATACATCTCCAATAATAGTTGAACCTCCACTATCTCCTCCACTTATTTTTACACCACCGCCTTGTGTCTCAAACTTCTTTGAGTTGTCATAATAAAGTTCTACGGCTCCGTTGTGCTTAGCCCAAATACTTTCTTCACCATAAGTAGCTTGAATAACAATATTTCCATCATGTCCATCAGTACCACCTATATATAAGTTACCTGTAGTGTTTCGAATAAAAGAGTGCGATGAGCTATGAAATAGACGAAGATCTTCACCACTTCCAAGTCTTATTTCTTTACCATCAAGTAGATAAAAATTATCATCTAGTTCAACACCATTTGATAAGGTTCTTAATTTTCGAACGTTGTTGTGATAAATTTGTACGGCTCCATCAGTATCAAAAGAAGCTGAAGTTTTAGCATTAGCAACATCATTTATAGATACAAGACCACTCTGTATTGTAAGAGCATTAGTACTATTTTTTATATAAGAGTTTGATCCATCATGCCATAGTTGAAAATCATCACTAGATCCAAGAATAACTTTATTATTATCTAAAAGGTAACTATGACCTGATGTGATTGTTCCACTTGCTATTGTCTCAAACTTCTTACCGCCGTCATAATAAATAGCTACACTTCCGTCTTTTGTACCAATAAGATGATCAGCCCCAGAATCATCACTAAGATGAACTGTCGTATTACATCTTAAATGTACTTGACCACCAGTATTAGCAATAAACGAGTGAGAACCTGAATGGTAGATTTGTAGATCATTCCCTGTACCGAACCTAATCTTCTTATTATCTGCTAGATCTAGGTTAGTTGCTACCTTATCTCCAGTAACTGCTAAGTTCTGTATCTTAGCTGTACTTACTGTATTATCACTTGGAGTACCAATAGCTACCGTTGATCCAACCGTGATGATAAAGTAATCAGCACCAGAAGGAGGGGCGGCAGAGAAAACGATAGAAGAGCCATTAAGTGCAAATCCCTCAGAGGGTTGCCCTGTTCCAGAGTTAGGTTTTTGAATGACTCCATTGACGCTAACAATAAGCTGTTGAGCAGTTGTTGGTGGGTTAGATAATACGAACCTATAAGCTGATCCATTAAATGTAGCTGAGTTACCACCTGTACCACTATAACTTGATATAGTATTAATATAGAAGTCACCAGTAGATGTTACCTCTTCCCATGCAGAATTGGTACCACTATAGACCATCATCTTTGCATTAGCAGTATCATACCACAAGTCACCATCATCTAAAGAGGAAGAAGGTGCAGAGGATGCTACTCTATATCTATTACCAAAGTCGTTTATATCATTACTTAAATTAAGTATATCTGCTTCTTTAAGTGTTGCTTTGTGGTAGTTATATATCTGACCAGAGCCAGTAGAACTAACCATAAATGCTACACCAGCATCAACTGTTGAACTATTGAAGTTAGAAGCTATGTTATTGATAGTTACTGTTGAACCATTTACAGTTCTACCTGTAGTACTAGTACCAGATCCATTAACAACAAGACCACCAGCATCAGCTATAGAAATAACTACACCAGCTGCAGGTTGTGTATTAGGGAATGCAGCATCTGTTGCAATAACTTCTAATCCTCCTATGGGAGCAATCTGAGCAGCAACATAATCGACAACAGCTCCACTAGTAGGGTATGCGGCATCAGTATCTGATATAGTAGTTTCAACAGACTTACCATCGACCACCGTATTAATTTCGGCAAGAGTCGCAGTGAGAGTAGTACCAGCTGCCAGAATAGATGCAGTACCTGACTGCATACCAGCAAGCGTTGTGAGTTCAGCATCAGCAATCTCTGAGGTTGTAACAGCGTTAGCAGCTATCTTTGCAGAGGTTACTGCGTTGTCTGCTATAGCTGCAGTATCAACAGCATTATCTGCAAGTTCAGAAGCACCTACAGCATTAGCTGCAATACTATCTGCATTAACTGCATCAGTTGCTATCTTATCATTAGTAATTTGATCATTACCAATATGTGCTGTGTCTATAGATCCATCTACATAATGCTCAGAATCTATTTGATCATTAGCTATCTTAGCATTAGTAACTGAATCATTAACTAACTCAGCGGTACCTACAGAATTGTCTGACATCTTAGCCAGAGTAACAGCATTATCTACAATAGAATCTGTTACAACTGCACTAGAAGCTAGTTCATCTGGTCCAACTGCATCATCTGCTAGTTTAGCTTGAGTAACTGAATTAGAAGCTAGAGCTGTAGCATCTACAGACCCAGCTGCATAATGCTCTGTGTCTATTGAATCAGCAGCTAAGTGCTCTGAATCAACAGCATCATCAGCTATCTTAGCTCCTGTTATAGCATCAGCAGCTATCTTAGCTGTAGTTACATTTAAGTCTGCTATATGAGCTGTATCGACAGACCCATCTACATAGTGTTCTGAGTCTATTGCATTATCTGCTATCTTTGCATTAGTAACTGCATCTGCTGCTATCTTAGCTGTAGTAACTTGAGAGTCAGCAATATGTGAAGTATCTATACTACCATCTACTAATTCCGAAGAATCAACAGAGTTAGCAGCAAGCATTGTTGCAGTAACTGTACCAGTATCTCCAGTCGTCACCACCGTACCTGTTACGTTAGGTAAGGTGATAGTACGATCTGCAGTAGGATCAGCTACAGTAAGTGTAGTTTCATGAGCATTATCTGTAGCACCTTCAAACGTCAGTGTTACATCTTCACCTAACGTAAGGTCTCCAGTCATAGTTCCTCCAGTAGTCTGGAAGAATCTATTACCTACCTCTTGGGTCTTATATAAGTTCTGAGTAAAGTTATCATTCAGATCTTCTGATTTAATAGCTGAACCTGGATAGAAGGTAGCTGTTAAACTGTCAACACTCGTTTGTCTAAGTATTTTGATTTTAGCTCCACTTGCAGGAGCAGTATTAAATTGTACCGTGGTAGCATTGGCAAATGTCCATGCAGTAGTCACGGTTGCGTCAACTTGAACTTCTACGTCAGTTGACTTAAGATATGGAAATGTGAATGAGTAATTGGTGGTGGAGCCATTACCTGTATACGATTGTTCTGTAACAGCCATAATGTTTGTTTATCTGTTTCCTCCGTATTGTAGGAGTTGTTGTGTTTCTAAGTCTCGTTTTTGTATTTCACCAGCTCTTTCTACATTACCTTTTTTCATATTGTAATTAATTTCTTGTTGAGCACGTATGACATCAGCTATTTCTGGATGCTCCATTAATAGTCTGTTTTCAGCTTCTTGCTGTGCTCTTCTAAGTACAAAATTAATTTCTTGATAAACTGGTAATTGTTTCTTTTTAAGAGATAATCTATCATTCAGTAGATCTGCATTAGTGGATCTATGTACACGTAAAGCTGCAATATCTTCTTTATATTTTGGATTTTTCATAATTCTCTCTATTTCTTTATAGAGCTTCATCTCACCTAAATACTGATAAATTACTTCTCTTTCTTTTGCAGAGTATTCATAGGAACCAGTAGAGTCTTTTTTTAACCTACTTAGTCCGTCATACTGTATTTCTTGTAACCATACTCTCCAAGGTTCTCTAGTACCACTTACCTTAATAGGACTCATGGCATTCAAAATTCTAAGGAATGGATTATCTATATCATTAAGAGGTGTACCAGTCCATATATCAATTTGCTCTGGTAAAGCATGGTTAAATCCAGGTAATCTATTAGCTATATATTCTCTAACTTCTCCTTCTAAGTCTTTCTGAGAACTAGATATAGCATTAGCTAAGACACCAGCTCCTCCAGATAGAGGTAAGAATGATCTTGAAGTATTAGCAATTAATCTAGTCCAACCACTTAAATCACCGTTAGTAGCAGCAATAAGTGGTTCAAAACCTTGCAATGGAGTTTCATTTAAGAAACTAGCAGCTAATGTCCAAGAGAGTTTAGATTGCCAACTAGCAAGTACTGGCTCATTTAGATCTTTAGCATAATATGACATATCTCCTAAAATACTGAGCATCTGTTCGATACCCCATATACCTTTGTAGCTAACCCACTTACCACCTATATTGATAGTTTTAGGTTCATATCCAAAGTTATCTCTTTCTTTAGTTCTGCGTGAAGCATTATAATGACCGTTGCCTCTGATATTACCTCCCATAGCATATTGCCATAAGGTACCTACTAAAAGTGTACTGAAAGCTAATCTACCTGTATACTCAGCTCTGAGGTTCTCAAAGATAACTTGAGCATTAGGAGTAGTAGCCATATCTATACCATGTTCTGCTAAAGCTTTAGCTATATCATCTTTAGTTCTAGCATAGATAGTTTTACTATACTTATTAAATCCTGGTATTAGACTTAATGGAGTCCAAGATGCAGATGCTTTAATGTAGTTACTAGATGTTCTTGGGAACATAGCTAAGAACTTAGTTATAGGATATGCATTAGTACCTTTATTAATCCAGTTAGCTAAACCATCGTCTAAGTTAAGTTGAATCTCTCCAGCTACTGATCTTAAGACATCATCTTTAATTAGACCATTAGCATCAAAGAATTTCTTATAGTGTTTAGCTTCTGCTGCATGGATCTTAGTCCAATCAGCAAATCCAAATTCACTAAATACATCATCATAAGCTCTAACTCTTGAGAGATAGTGAGCTAACATAGTAGAAGTGTAAGCATCTGGGAATACTAGACCAGTCATACCATATCTTAAGGCTGGATGTCTACCTAGATCCTTTAAAAGACTAGCAGCGTCATGCTGTATAATCTTACCATAGTCACCTTCTACTTCCCAAGCACCTCTCATCTCATCCATAATATCCCACTTCTTATCAGCTTGGAATGTAAAATCCTTACGATAAGCTTTGATCATCATGTCTGGATCTTTATGTGCCTTCTTCATCATTTGAAACCCATCGCTTAAAGCACGACGATTAGTTTCGTAGATTGATCCATATGCATAGACAGTTCTCTTTAATCCTTCAAATTCATCAGTTACACCCCATATACCATGACCTAATACACCAGTAATAGGTTTCATGATTAAAGCATATGTGTTACCAACTCCAGCTCTGAATGCTGATAAACCACTTAAGACGTTGTTCATGACAACACTCCAAGCAGCTTTAGCAAAGAGATTCATTTCTTTAGGGTCTGGACTCTTTAACATACCCATAGGTGAGACTTGCGATGCAGCCCATTTATTCAATTTAGCTAAAGTATCTACATCTCCATTAGTATGAGCATAAGCATCAACTAAGGGACGTAAGAAATGAGGTTTTACTTTCTTAGTCTCTTTTAGAGTTTCAGTAAATCTTAGGTTTCTAGCATGAATAGCATTCTCTGCATCAGTAAACTCTTTAGTCAACTGTTCGATAACAGTGTCTAATTCTTTAGGAGGAACTTGGTCAAACCAGTTCTTGTTTCTTAAACTCCAACCAGATAGATATTTGTTAAGAGCATACTCATCTAATAGGAATTGCATCTTATCAATAATAAGATCCATTACTCTACTTTCGTCTACATATCCAGCTCCCTGTTGGATTGACTCTGCTAGTGTAGCAGATTCCCTCCCTAAGGTGTCCATAACCCTCGCAGATGCCTCCGAAACCTCTCTTCCGAGGAATCTATCAGTCAAGTCTCTTAGAGCGAATGCAGCGGCTCTCGCTTGCTCTTCGTTCATGACATCAACTTTGAATCTTCCCATTAAGAAGTTCTTAACATCTCTGTTCTCATAGAATAATGCTTTAACATCATCTAAGTTTTCAGCAGCAATGATACTTGTGTATATATCCCAAGCAGCAGCGTTCATCTGTTTAGTACTGTATCTAATACCATCTACAACAGCATTAAATCGCCCAACATCTCTAGTCTCTTCAGCAACACCCATAACAGCATCTCTAGATCGAGAACCAACCATAAGTCCTTTCTCTCTCATAGCTTCTGTTATAATAGGAGCTGGATCACCTTCAGATGTACCATTCTTAATAGCAGTAGTATCTGCCATATTCCTAGCTACGTTAGCTGGAGGAACACTTCTTCTTGCTTCTGAAGCTGGATCAAGAATACCTGGAGATATATCAGGATCTAATTCTAATTCTAATTGTTTAGCTTCATCAACATTAGCTAGTTTACGTCTAGCTGCAGCATCTGCTTCATCAATTAAACCTAATTCTTTACGTCTTAGGAGATCATTTAAAGTTGTAGTTGTACCTAATCTTTCATTGATCTCTATAATCTCGTTAATAATTTGATTCTCAGTTTGTCTATTTAACTTACCAGAACTAATCAATGTATTTAGTTCTTGTAGTCTAATAAGATCCTCACTATCAGCAGTTTTAAATAGTTCTAGTTGTTTGTATTTAGCAGAAACTTCATCTAGTGGTTCAAAGAAATCTAATGGAGTTTTAACTGCACTCTTGCTATCTATAAAAGCACCAAGTATTGTACCGAATCCTGCAAGACCAAAATTCTCCCAGAAATGAATAGCTCTATTCGCAGCTGGACTATTAGATTCTGATGTTTTCCATGAATCTGGAAAAGGTACTCTACCTTTAGGTCCAAACAATCCTGGTAACATATCAGCTACTACTTTAGCAGCATTATCATCCTCACTAGTATCACTAAGTACAGCGATAGTACCATCAGCTAAACCATGAGCACCTAGTCTTGTTAGATTCTTAGCTAACCATGGATATTGATTAACTCCTCTAGCTGATAGAGTTTGGTTAATTTTACCTCCAGTATGTATAGCTGGTAAGACAACAGAAAGAATCCTTCTTACACCTTGATAAACTGGATTGTCTAACTTAGTCTTTTCATCCCATCTGTCATCTAGTTTACCGTACCCTGGAACTACTGTTCCTAAAGCATCGTTAGTAAAGTCAGCATAAGCTAATCCTGGTATCATTAAAGCTTGGAAATTTTGATTTAGTTGATCAGCAGTACCTTTTAGATCAGGAGAATTGCCATAGATAGTTTTAGCATTAGCTTGTTTAGCTTCTAAGAACTCTTCTGTATTCATCCCGTAGTACTTCTGATACCACTTATCCTTTAACTCATTCCTTTCTTCTTGGAATTCAGGTCTATTATAAGGTAAGATGCCCCATTTTCTATCCCTACCAAGATTAAACCATTCATTGTATTCATCCATCATTACCTTTTCATTTTCAGGTAAAGATAGATCTACAGAGCTATTACCAAATCCACTGTTGAATGGAGAACGAAAATTATTTTTAGGTGTTTTATTTAGTAATTTAGCATCTAATACACTAGGATCATAATCTGGTTTAAGAAATGTATTCTCTTCTGTTTCGGTGGTTTGATTTAATTCTTCTTCTTCCATAATTAATTCCTTGTATTAAATCGACCAATAGATCTATTGTCTGGTTTTTTATATAAAGCTTCCATTATTATATCAAAGCCGTGAGAATTTAGTAAATTTTCACCATAACCTGCTGCAATTAATTTTGAAACACCATTGTTTTCATAGAATTCTGGCATATTATCAACAACAAAACCACCGTTTTCAGTAGACCATGTTAATCCTTTTACTTTTTTAAAAGCTTCTATTGGCTCTCTATTCTCTTGAGTACATTCTCTTGTTATAGGATTCACTGGTAAAAATCCCTTCCCCTTTATAGCTTCATTATATAAATTGAAAGCTGCTACATCTTTTGAAGGTACATATTTACCATCATTCATTTGTATTGCAACTGATTGGGAATCTGATCCTATATAATATTTTGGGTTTTCACCTTCTTTTCCAAAATATTCTTCTAGTATAGTATTCATTACAGTTACAACAGGGACTCCTGTTTCCTTTGCTAATTCATATATATTACCAGGAATTAAACCTGAAATATCTTCTAAAGGGTATCCTTCTTTAATACGATGTAAGGATTCTTTAATAGCGTTCATTCTTTCTGGTTCAACTAAAGAAGCAAGAATTTTTGGATTCTTAACAACCTCTTCTAACCTAGCTTTACCTACTAAAGAAGTAGATTCAGAATTAACTATATCTCTAATATGAGTTATAGATGCTGCTATTACTTTAGTGTTCTTTACTTTGTCCCATGCTGCCTCTGACTTTTCAGAGTTATACAAATAATCATTAACTACTCCTACTTTAACATCATGTTCACTAGCAAAATTTACAAAGATCCTTTTACCATATAAATCGCTATGCTCAGTAAAATAAGGATTATCCCTATGTTCTTCTTTACCAGCTACTCCTATAGCTAAGAGATCACGTTCATTCTTCTGTGCTTCTTGTATACTTTCTCCTCCTTTTATCCTATCTTGTATACGTGCTTGAAAGAAATCATTAGCTAATTTAGTAGATAACTCTCTTTTAGCATTTAACTCTTCTCCTCTAAAGGAATTCTTTGTTGCTGAATTAAATGTTGTATTATTATCATCATAGAATCCTTTGAATTGAGTAGTATATTCTTTATTTATACGTTGAATAAGCTCAACATCTTTAGTGAGTGCTGCTTTATCTTTAGACGCACCATAAGCTCTCATCATAGTGAACTCATCACCATCTAATTTAGCATTATGAAAATTAAGATAGTTCAATGCATTAGACTTACTATCATCAAATTCATAACCATGAGAAGCGTATAGTTTAGTTCTTTCAGCTTCATTGATACCTTTCAAATCTTTTATCTCTGCTAAAGTATTTAGTCTTTGTCGCTCTCTTCCTTTCTGAGTTAATACTTTATTATTTATTAAATCATCATACTTTTGTTGGTATTCTACTAAGAGTTCTTTACCTTTTAATTCCCTTTTCTCATTCTCTGCTCCTGTTTTTTCCTCTATTGCTTCAGTCCATGTTTTTTTAACTTCTTCATCTATTCTTGTAGCAAACCTTTTAGTTAAAGGTATTGGTTTATCTCCTTTATTAATAACTAAACTATCATACTCACTAAAATGTTCTAATGCTTTATCCCAAGTTTCCCAGCCAGGTTTCCCTGCCATACGTTTAGCTATATAATTTAAAGCATCAATACTAGCGTCACCATAGGTCATTGATTGACCTTTATTAGGATTACTTATAGCTCCAGTCTTACTATTTCTATACCATCCATGTTTTGTAGATAGTACTAAGTTTTTAAATAGTGTCTTTTTTTCTTCAGGTTTCTTAGAATTAGAAAGTGATGCTTTCCACTTTAAAAATATATCTTCATGATCTTTAATAGTCTCGTCTACTTTCCTTGCTTCATAGAATTTATTACGATCAAGACTACCCCATGTTCTAAACTGTTGTATCAGTTCTATTCCTACAGCAGATCTTTCAGGTATACCTACTTGAGCTAGTAACTCCCTAGCTCCTAGATCCATTATTTTTACAGCATTACTTTCACCGTATATATCAGAACCTTTAGCATTATTATAATGTTCTATAATCTCATTCATGAAGCCTGCTTTGTTGTCCCTGACCATCTCATAGAACTCTCTCTGTGCCCAGTAAGTACTAAGATTAACAGTAGTCTTACGAATGTATCTAGCACCTTCTACATCACCTTCTTTGTCTAGTTTGATTTGATCGTCTGTACCTTTTTCAGCAAGTTTCCATTGTAGATCAGGTATGCCATCTTGAACTTTATCTAATACTCCATCAGCTAAAGCATTATTCCATTCAGCTATACCTTTTAATTTATCAGCAGCTCTAATACCACCTTCAGCTAGTTTAGCAAAGTTTGCTGCAGCTTTAGGTGCTAGATCTTTTAAATACTCAGCATACTCTTTTTTAGCTTTAGCTTCTCCTTTTAGTCTAGCTACATCAGTTTCAGCAAATTTATCGAAAGCACGTAGCTTATGATCTCTAACCTTACCTTCTAGTTTCTGTCTCTCTGTTAATACTCCTCTTTCAAAGTTTAAACTATCAGCAGTACCAGAAATGAAGTTAGAGTTATTTTCTTGGTTTTGTATCTTAGCTAATTTAATAGCGTCGATGTCTTGTTTTTGTCTTTCTACAAGTCTACTCTCTCCACGAGCTAGACTTGAACCTCGTTGTTTAAAGGAAATGCCCGTAGCACTCCCTTTATATCTTTGTTTTGCCATTTGTTAGATTATGATACTTTATCTGTTCCTGTCATGCCTGAATAACCACCTGCTACTCTTGATCCAGCATAGCTAGATAGTCCACTTCCTACAGCACCAGCAATACTAGAGATAGTCTGACCCCATACCATATCAGCTGCTGCTCCTGGGCTTGCCATGAAACCTCTAACTGGTTGTGGTCCAAAGTCTGATTCAACTAGTACTCTTGGTAGTGTGTATTCTGCTACAGGTATTGGTTGTTGTTTAAGTGGCATTGGTAATTCACCTGGCTCTAACATCTTACTAGCGAATGATGTTAAATCTGCAGATGTTTTGTCTCTAATGATTTCTTGTAATACAGCATGAAGGTTTCTATCTGAACTTATTGAGGTTTCGTTTAGCATTTCCATTTGCCTACCGTAGTCTGCCATGGTCGCTTGCATACCTTTAACAGCACTTCTACCAGAAGCTGCTCTAGCTCTTAACCTACCTTCATTCTGAAGCATTTCTAGATATGATTCATTCCTATCAAACGCTCTTTCATTATATCCCTCCTCCATCTTAACTATTTCACTATCCATAGCTGCTTTAGCAGATATATCATTCATGGAGATCTGTGCCTTATAAATATCATCAGATCGTTTATAAGCCATCTCATTAGATGTCTGCTGTGCATTCCTTATTTTTAGATTATACTCATATTGTTCTTGAGCTGCTTGATCTTTATAAGCTCTTATCTTTCCTTCATTTCTAGCATCAGCCATGATCCGATCAACAGCTTCTTGCCTTTCAGCTTGAAGTTGTTTCTTCTGCATGTCCCACATGTCTAGGTCATATTGATACCTAGCTTGAGTTGCTTTTGCTTCTTGTTCTGCTTGATCAGCAGCAGCAGAAGCTGCTTTACGACCACCGATCAGGCCACCGACGACGTTTACGCCAGTGCCTATTAGCATGGCGGTTCCTGGGTCTATTGGCATTAGAATTGCCTCCTATAGAATCTTGGTGAGTAATGACCTTCCCACATCATAGAGTTTAAAGACACTGGGAATGGTGAGTCGTTAAATATTCTAAGTTGGAAATTATCTGTTCTTTGATGTATTGGTACTGTAAATATATTACTACTAGATAGAGCTACATCATTAGCTAAATATGTATCAGCTATAGTTGTATGTTCTATGTTATACCATTCATCAAGATATATTACAATCTCAGCACCGTCAGCTGGAGCTGTATTGAATGTTATTTGTGTATCTCCTGATACCGTAAATGCTGTTACTTCAGCACCATCTACTTTAACTTTTATCTGATCATTATCAGTATATGATATATCATCTTCTATCCAAGAATATACAGTTGTACTACCATCACCAGTATAGGTTTTAGAACCTTGTCTAACACCAGTAGACTTAAGTTTAAATCCTAAACCACCTGATAGACCAACAGCAAACTTCATTCTATTGATAGTTAAGTTAGCAGTGTAGTCTGTTATCTTCTGCTCGTCATCTGATCTAAAGTATGTCTTAGGTAAGATAACATCTAAATCGTATCTCCAACCTACAATTACATCACTAGCTACACTAGTTAAGTTTTTCTTAGGTACTTTAAAATATGTACCATTACCATCTGTAGCTACTGTTGGGTTAGTATAGAAACCAGATTCAACTAATGCTCCAGCTTGTGCTGTACCTTTAATAACTAATACAGGTTTTAAACCAGTTACATTATTCCAAGGTATATAGCATTTAGAGAATTCATTAGTAGAATCCCATACTACTGATGTTGCTGTAGCATATAGATCCATACATGGGTTAACAGAAGTACCATCGTTATTAACAATAATAGCGTCTGATGGACTTTGACTCATACTAGCTTGAGATAAAGTAAATTGACTACCTTGTTTAGTAACAACATAGAAGTCATCTGAATCACTAGCTATAGTTTGTACATTACCACATGTTTTCCAGTTAAACCAAGATTCAACAAGCATTTCTTTACCATCATGATATGTTCTAAAGAAATAAATATCTCTAGATGATTGACTAGACATACCTATGAATTGGTTCTGTGGACTAGCTACTAAAGTATCTATTGTAGCTGGTACCCACTCATTAACTACTCTACCAATATCTAATACAGTTGGTGATTCATCTTGTCCTTTAGTGAACATATAGAATGTTCTAGTATAACTTGGTGTCTTAGCTATGAAGTGTATGTTAGTACCTATATCAACTGGATCTACTTCTGTATCCATTTCATAGTTAGAAATAGTTCTTACGTTAGCTGTGCTAGGTGTTAATACTCCATCAGCAGCTGACAGTAGGAACTGTTGATTCTTACTGAATAAGATTAAACCCTGAACAGTAGGTAATACACCATGTAAAGCAGCAGGTCTGATAGTAGAACAACTAACATCAACTGGATCAGCATCAGTTACTATTTGAGCTGATGTATGGTAGAAGTTATAGAAGTCTTGAGATTGACTCATGGACACATTATCTTGAGATAAGAATCCTAACCTATTATTGTAGAAGAAAGCTTGCTGAACTTTAGATCCTACAAAACTAGGATGTGAATTAGTTTTATCATCTCCAACTATACGATCAATCCATGTAGCTTGTCTAAATGTAAAGTTATTAAGTGATGTATTAACTAACTCATGAGGCATAGTAGCTGCATCTAATCCTGCAGATACAGTAGGGTCTCTTGTTTCACCCCAGTAACCTGGACCAGATGTACCATTATCAGCTTCAAATTTAGCAAAGTATGTATCGTTAGTTGATTCTGTATTCTGTACTTTAACTGTATGACCGTCAAAAGATTCTAATGGTAACTGAGATACATTATCTACTTGATCTTGGAAGACTCTCATAGATGAACCAGAATCACCACCACTAGCTTCAATAGTTATAGTAGAGTTACTGTCAGTTATATGTAATGATTCTAGATACTGTGTAGTTGTAACACCAGAGAAACCTTGGTTATCTATAGCAGTCTTGAATGCTGCTAAAATAGTTGTATAACTAGATCCTGAACTAGATGAATGTGTAAATGTTGTACCATTCATAATGATCTTATAGTCATTATTTATAGGACTACCACTTAATACTACAGTAGCTTTTCTATTAGCATGGAATGTAGGAGTAGCTTGTGCAGCTACAGTATGTAAGTTATTAGTTATAATAGATGTATCTTGTACAGTTAGTACATCATAATTTATTCTTGCTCCTGTTAAATAATTAACTGCATTAGTAGATGTAGATGTGTCCATATTAACAGTACATGCAGTACCATCAATATTCCATATATCTATATCACCAAAACCACTATTAGGTTTAGGAGTAATACATCCTATATATTTCTCATCAGCAGTTCTAGCTATGTAGAACCATTTTGAATTATCATAAGTAGTTCCAGTACCTAAGTTAGCAATCCATTTTAAGCCTGGTCTTTTAGTTAAACCAAAGGTAGGGTCAGGATACCCATTAAGGCACTCTGTAACCTGCCCTGGAAGCTTCTTATCATCTGATTGTCTGGATACCCCACCTAAATAATTATCTATTCGTTGGGTTATTGCTGGCATTATCTTTTAAGTGCATGGAACGGTTGATAAGCTGGGTAGTAATTTGTCTGCTCATTTGGATGACCAAATATAGTGAACTGACCTTGTTGTGTTTCGTACTCTAAAGCAGTCGCTCTAGCAAATGCTTCTTGTTGTTGTAGCATTTCATATTGATCTGCATCTCCTATTATTCTTTGAGATGTAATAGATGCAGCTCTAGCTACTATAAATTGTTGTATTGGTTCTGGTATATCTACCCAGTCAAATTCCCATACGACATCACATTCTACTTTATCATGGTTAGGCCATGTGTATCTGTGGTTAAACCTATCGTATAGTTTACCTTGTCTTCTTACACCATCGTAATCCATGTTTGAAGTATTCTTAGTTAACTTCAACTGGAGTATATTGTTAGGTATAGGAACTTCATCATTAGTATCAGGTATAAACTCATAATGAAACTCTCTATTAAAAGTCCATCCTTCAGATTGTACTTCCCTTGTTATTTGTAACAACGTATCGTATGCAATCGCAACGTCAGGGTTGGTAGTGTCCAACGTAGTTACAGGTGCCTGACCACATGACGACAGGATTTGATTTATAGCGGGTAATTCTTGAGTAGCGTTAGTGGTTGGAAAAGGCATAATATTAATATAAGAAAAAAGGGAGACCGAAGCCTCCCATATAAACATGTGCTTAGAATGCAGCGTTACCGGAAGAACCAGCAGCAGCACCAGCAACAAGTTCCACAGCAGCAGCTGGGTTTAGATAGTCGGCTCCCATTGCGAGTCTACCGAGTATCACGTCACCTTGGTAAACCACGGAAACGTCACCAGATGTTACTTGAACTTGTGGTCCGATTGCTTCAACTACACCTGCAGCTTCTTTCTGGAATATAAGTCCACAACTGTTAGCGAATTCAGTCTCTTCACCATACTCGTTGTTGATTCCAGTTACGTCGTTAGCAGCATCTTCGATAGCTTCACCAACGAAAGAACCTACGTTCTGAGGAGATGTTACTCCAGGGTTTGTAGCGGATGCAGAACCATACTTAGTACCATATGTTGAGAAGAATGGTATGTTCATTGACTTGAAGATCTTGATACCTGCAATCTCAATGATACCATTACCCTTCTGTAGTGCATCTCCCTGCTCATCTCTGTTGACAAGTCCGTTAGATCCTACAGCTTGGATTAGCTCATAGTACTGTCTTGGGTTTAGTACACCTACACGACCTTCAGAGCTAACGCCCTTCTCGTCTAGTGCAGCTGCAGCATCGTAGAATGCGTTGATTAGTGAAGCAGCAACGTAAGCATCTGATGCTTGGTTGTTGGTACCTACACGAATCTGTGTTCCACCTGGCTCTACGAAACCAGACTTAGTGATAGGTGATGCAGCTCTAGCTCCACGAGCAATAGAACGGAAGATCAGTCTATCATACTTTTGAGCAAGAGCGTATCCAATCTTCTTGGAGATCTCTCCTCTCAATTCATAATGAGCAAGTGTCTCATCTAACTCGTAAACGAATGCACTGGAGATAAGTAGATCATCAACGGTGATGGTCTTCTCAGCTACTGGAGGTGATCCGTCAGAGTTACCGAGTATGCTCTGGCCTGGTACATGGTACTCAGCCTTGGTGTGTCCTGTGTAGATGAACTGTAAAGATTTCCCATTCTTTAGGGTTCTCTTCATAACAAGGTCTCTAGCAATAGCATTGTGCTGGAAGCCTTTGAACATCTCACCACTGAACAACTTAAGATATAACGCTCTTGCGTCACCCGTTGCATTTGATTGACCTTGACGGGTTAACGAGGCATTACTATGGGTTGCCTGTTGGGCCATTGTTCTATAATAAGATTAATATTTACTTTCTTCAGCTGAAATTTTTTGATCATTTTTGTTGTGGTCTTTCCCACCGTCTAGACGGCATGAGGGTATCCCCGTAGGGGCCAGATGCCAATTAGCCAGAGATCCGACACTGAGGTGTCTCTGACCTGTGGTAGTTTAAGTGCATACTTTCTACCATAATAAAAAAGGCTAGTAGTCCGAAGACCACTAGCCATAATCCATTACATTGTTGAAAGAACTTCTTCAATAGAGATGTCCTCATCGAATTCTTCTTTCTTCACCTCTGCTTTTACTTCTGGTTCAGGCGATAGCCTTGTTACAAAAGCTGGAGAGTGAGTTGCTTGTTGTGCCATTAGCAATAAGTTTTCTTGGTGTAAGATACGCCACGATACTTGAGTTTAGCAAGTCTTTGAAGATCTAATTGCTCTCTTATGCGAGCTTGTAGTTCTACTGGAGACATAGTAAATACCTCATAGTACCTGACCCCCGTTCCATGATCAGGTTTCATGCGTCCTAATTAGGATGAACGGACGTGACGTTTAATATGCTTTCTTCTTTGTACCTTTCTTTGGAGGTCTTCCTTTTTTGGTACCATAGGTACCTGGTCCTTTTGGCATAGTTCTATCCTATTGTTGGTGTCGTTAGAGCGACTTCTTGACTCCCACTAGATGCCAGATCTAATGGGAAGTTATGTGCGTTTCTTTCATGCATTACTTCCATACCTAAATTAGCACGGTTTAATACATCTGCCCAAGTAGGGACAACCCTACCACCAGCTGCTAACACGGACTGGTTAAAGTTGAATCCGTTGAGATTAAAAGCCATAGTGGAGATTCCCATACTGGTAAGCCATATGCAAACGACGGGCCAAGTAGCAAGGAAAAAATGTAAGCTACGACTATTGTTAAAGCTGGCATATTGGAAGATAAGTCTTCCAAAGTAGCCATGAGCCGCAACAATGTTATACGTCTCCTCCTCCTGACCGAATTTATATCCATAGTTTTGTGAGGTAAGCCCAGTTGTTTCCCTAATAAGCGAGGAAGTAACAAGACTTCCATGCATTGCAGCGAAAAGAGCACCGCCGAATACCCCAGCAACACCGAGCATATGGAAAGGATGCATGAGGATATTATGTTCTGCTTGGAATACGAACATAAAATTGAAAGTACCAGCAATCCCAAGAGGCATACCATCAGAGAAACTCCCCTGACCAAATGGATATACCAAAAATACTGAGAAGGCTGCTGCTACTGGTGCAGAGTAAGCGACACAAATCCATGGTCGCATACCTAATCGATAACTAAGTTCCCATTGTCGTCCCAGGTAAG